TCTGCAATCTTTTTCATATCCCATGCATTACAGAATTTTAGCATACGAATACCCACTTGATCTACTGCTTTAGGTACTGCGTTAGCTGTAATTGTTTCTTTAATTTTAACCTTAATATCATCAGGTTGTGCAGTCAAATCACACAACTGTACATTACGCTGATAGTCTTCTAAGACTCTGTGTTCTTGTCCATTATGGTCAACCCATCTCTGTAACATGAGATTGTTCCACGCATATCCGCGGCTTTTACGATCTTCGAACGCTTCAGTAAGACCAACTTTGTTTTTAGAACCTTTAGTACGCACACCTGGATACGCTGAGAAGACATTATCACTGGTATCACCACGCATACATTTCTCGAATAACATCCACTCTGGGTCTTGCGCAGGCTTTGGTTCGCCTGTCTTTTTATCTTTAACTGGTTTACCTTTGGCATCAAAGATTCCTTCGTGTGTAATATGCAAGTCACTTACACCATTATATTGGCTAACATTAGGACTTACTAACTGTGCAAAATCTCCATCTGTTGAAATGATAACATGTTTTGCATCTGGATGTGCTTGTATCCAGCCTGCAATCAAATCATCTGCTTCTAGATTCTCATGCCGCATTACAGTAGCATTAGTTTTTTCTGTAATAAAATTCTTAAACTCGTCGAATGCTTCCCAGAATAATTTATCTTCTTCTTGCTCTCGAACAGTCATAGCCGCACGATTTTCGGCACGATTGGCTTTATAAGGTTTGTAATAATCTTTACGCCACGACCTACCTTCGAGACAAAACACAATATGAGTGCCTCCAAAATCTTGCCAAGCTTTTTTAATACTATTAAAAGTAATATGAAAAGCCATGCCAAGTTTAATATCGGCAGTACCACTTACTACATGTCTAGCACGAAAGAACGTGTTAGCAGTATCAACTATAATATATGTCATTCTACTTGTGCTCTGCCATTAGGCAATTTACTTACATTAATAAAACCTGCACTAGATCTTGAAGGATCTTGTCCAGCCTCGATAAGCATGTTTGCGGCTAATTCTCTAAACCAACGATCTACAATTTCTTCTTCTGGATCGCCATCAAATCCGTAACCTGCTTGCTTTAATTGTACTATAAAAAGATCATTCCAGTCAAGCTCAAAAAAGCCATTTCTAACATTATCTTTATTAACGTGCGTATCTAATACAGAAACATATGGTTCTCCACGAGCAGTTGCACGAGTTTTTGGATCCATTTTTGCCTGTGCTTCTGCTTCTTGTGCCTTTTTAGTTTCTTCTTTAGCCTTAACTAATGATTCTTGTGCTTGAATTTTTTCAGCTTCGAGTTTATCGATACCGAATATTTTTTTGATTAATTTTTTCATTAAGTACCCCATTCATTTTTAAATAACGGAACTTGCAATCTGTCACTATATCGAATACCATTTTTCATTGCAAGTTCTGCAACACGGCGATTATTTAGCGAATAAACACTCTCTACACCGCCCACTGGCATAAAGTATACAGGACCAGTAAACCCAACCTTGCGATATTGATCTACTACATCTAGTGCTTCTGTAGCATCATCTTCTGTTGCTATTACAAATTTTAAATATGTAAATCCAATTTCTTCGTATTCGCATACTACTTTAGGTTGTAATGCTTCTTCTCTAGATTCACCGCTATTACTTAATTTTACACTAACACTAAAAGTAATTTCTCTTGGAGTATATTCTTTAATAGCCCACTCTTGCAAATATTCTTTAAATTCTGGTGTTAATGGTTGGGTGCCATTTGTTTCGAAAGTAATACTCTTTAATTGTTTCATGTAAACGTGATCTAACAGATCCGGATATGCACGTTGCCATCCTAGCAATGGTTCACCCCCTGTAATAACTAGATGTTCATCTAACCAACTTTTCCATGGGAGTATTTCTACAATACGTTCTGCTATCGCATCTGATGTTAGCATTGGACTCAAGTCTTTAAAACTAGGGTGCCAACTAGCATAACTATCGCATCCTGTGCTTACTAAAGGTAATTCTTCATATGTGTTATAGTGATGTACTACAGTAGCAATATCTTCTGCTTCTGTACTTAGTTCACCTTTAGGCATACCAAAGCCGGCACAGCGGAAATTACAACCAAATGTACGCAAGAAAATAGAAGGAACACCCATAAAGCGTCCTTCTCCTTGTATGCTATAAAATAATTCTGCTATTTTTAATTTACTCATTTTCGCCTCTTTCTAAAAATTGTGATACTTGATCTTCTGCATCTTGTAATGATTCTGCCCAAACTGAAAATGTAGCAATGCCACCTGCGGCATGTATATCAAAAGGTACTGTACCTTTTGGTAACCATTTCGGACCTACTTCACGTACAATATCGAACTTATTTAGGCTTGTATTTTTCATACGATAAATTAATTCATCTGTTATTTGTTTTGCGTTAATCATTATGTTCCTTTACAGATTTCCATGGGTTTTCATTTCCAGCCCAATCTTGTATATTACAACTCCACAACATTAAACGACAATAGACTGGGTATAGCCATGCCCAGTCGAACCAATACATTGGAAAACTAATCCAATGGCCTAAGTAGTATAGTACTTCGCTTAGTATTCTTGCAAATACCTTTTTAATCATCGAGGAGCAAAGTCCTGTTGTAATTTAATGTTGTCAAAGAATTCTTTCTTTGTACCTGCATCATCTTTGAAAGCACCTTTAAGTACGGTAGTTTGTGTTAAACTACTATGTGCCATAATGCCACGATTTTCGCAACACCCGTGGGTCATTTGAATATACACACCTAAATCTCTTGCTTCTGTTGCTTTTTGGATTTCCCTAGCAATGTCAACACAAAGTTCCTCCTGGAGAGTACCACGTCGGGCACACCACTGTGCGATTCTGGAATACTTAGATAAACCAATAAGTTTATCGGCAGCAATAATACCAATATAAGCCACACCAGCCACAGGTTGGTGATGATGACTGCACATACTACGCAATTCACTACGAACAACAAGCATACCTTCGTAACGGTCTTGCGAATCATTTGGGAACGCTGTTGCGTCTGGAGCTGGTTCATATCTTCCACTCATCACCTCATTAATATACATTTTTGCTAGTCTACGAGCAGTACCTTTACTGCTGGGATCTGTTTCTCTATCAATCAATAGTGCATCTAATACTTGTTCAAATGCTTCAGTTGCTTCGTTAATTAGTTGTTCTTTAATTGCAGGACTGTCTACATAAGCACTGATGTTATCGTTAGCCCAGAATCTTTTACCATCACGCCGCATTTTGAAACGCAATACGTCTGCTAGCGTTGATTCTTCATAGCCACCGTCACCTGCATGGATATCAGCACCTGCTTTAATTTGTTTGTTCATTGTTACTCCTATTGTAATATTATATAGGTTTATTTAGGTCGTTGTCAAAGATTATGAGCTCGAAGTAAATTTTGACATTCTTCTTTAACTTCTAACGGAATATCGGGACTAATTTCGGCAATACTACAATCGTATTTTATTTTTTCAGCATTATGAAGTGCAAACCAGATTATCAACATTATAGTAGACATTCCTACGATAAATGCTAAAAAAACATCTAGAGTTTTTCTGATAACATTATTTTGCATAACTGATAATCCTTTTTTGATTTAAAACAAAACTCCATATAATCTTCATGCGGATGATATGTCCATCTATCTCCAGGTAGTCCGTATACTTCTACAACATTTATACAGGTTTCATTCCACCATTCGTTATGCTGATTATTCCATGCAATTCTAATTGCTAAATCTTTCATTTTTTTCCATCATCTTTACTTCGTCTTCGAGATATTCTTTATAACTGCTAAGAGTAGATATGGCTTGAATGGTTCCGCCTTCTTCGGCAAGTTTTCTAAGATCTTGCTCGACCTTGGAGATTTTTTCTTTAAGTTCTTTTATAGATAAACTCATATTAATAAACCGTGTGCCAGTACTGACATTTCTTCTTTGGTCATAAAGAAATTATAAGTAGAGATATCTAATAATTCTCCATCTTTAAATGATTGTTGTACTAGATTGACACTAAACAATCCTTTAGGTCTTAGCACTTCATGCTTTTGCAAAACAAGACGAAACCCTTCATCGTCTTTTATTACAAATTCTTTGTATCCATCACTGACTGATTTATGTAATTTCATTATTCTTCTCCTTTGATAGTTTCAAATGTTCTGTACTTACCCAGTGCTGCAATATATTCATCATACAGCTTCTTTAGCTTTGGGTGCTTCTTTTCTAGTTTAACATCTCTTTCGGGAATTTGCAAGATCGTTTCAATTGTCTCTAACC